ACCCGGCCGGACCGGTCGGCCCCGTCACACCGGTAGGACCGGCGACGGTCGACGCCGCGCCGGTCGGACCCGTTGGCCCGGCCGCTCCCGCAGGGCCGGTGGGACCCGTGGGGCCGCCGGGGCCGGTCACTCCTGTGGGGCCGGTGGCGCCGGCGACAGGCGGTTTAACCAGCGCGACCATCAGTCCGGCTTTCTCGCCACGGCGTAGATGTCGCCCCGGTCCTCATGAATTTCGATTTCGGTGTCCTTCCATCCGACCAGCCAGGAGGCCAGCCGGTCCTCTTCGACGTTCAGGTACCACTCCCCCGGCCGCAGCGGCCCACCGTCAACTGCGGAGTGGGACGCCCGGGGCGGGCAGGCGGCGGTGACGATCAGGGTGCCGCCGGGGCGGAGCGACCCCCAGGCCGTGGCCACGAACCCGTCAGGATCCGGAACGTGCTCGAGCACCTCGCAGCACACCACAGCGTCGAAGCGTTCGGTGGGCCGGTAGGTGGTGGCGTCCGCGACCACGTCCACTTCCGGGCCGGGGCAGATGTCGACGGAAACGTATCGGGCGCCGTCGAAGTAGGGACGCACCGAGCCGTTGACGTTGCGGCCGCCGAGCTCGAGCACGCTGTCGAACGGGCCGAGACGGTGGGCGGTAACCGCCACGAACACGGCTGCTTCAGGATGCATCAGACGCCCTGGGTGGCCAGGTCTTGTTCTCCGCTACGTGAGCGAAACGGGCACGCACAGCGGATTAGACGGCCTCGCCGGTGATGCTGAACGTCAGGGACGGCGTACCACCGGCAATGACCCAGTTGGCCCGGACGAAACGGTCGCATCCACCGAACGACTTGCGTTCGCTCGACACGGCGGTCTTCTGGGCGAACGTCCCGAGGCTGCGCCAACTGGTGCTGCCGTCGAAGCTCGTCTCGATCGTCACGTCGAGGGTCGGGGTGCCGGCCACGGCAGTGACGTCGAGGAGGAGGCGAACATCGGCGGCGTCGCCCACCTCGACCGCCGTGCCTGCGACGCTGGTCGTGCGAGCCGCCGAAGCAGCGAGCGACAGATCGGCACCACGTGTGATTCTCCCGCCGGCAGTGACATACGGCATGGCTAGGCTCCTGTCTTCTTCGAGGCCTTCTTGATGGCCTTGTCTTCGACGCCGGACTCGTCGCCGGTGACCGCTTTCGTCGCGGCCGGTTCCGCGTCCGGCGGTTGGGCCGGCCAGGCGTACGACGTGACCTCGGCGGGCGGGGGCGGGTAGGCGTCGGTCGGTTCTCCTTCGTGCTCCAACGCTTCGTAGGTCACCTCGGCGGGTGGTGCCTCCACCGCACCGGTCGGGGCCGGGTCGTAGTCCTCGGTTCGGGTGACCTCGGCGGGCGGGGGCGGATAGGCACCCGTCCCCGGGTCGGTGTACGGACCTTCGATCTGAGCCATCAAATGCCTCCTCGAGAACAAGGGGGTCCTGGCCGGGCCCCGGGGGGTTCCCCGACCGGGTGGCCCGGCCAGGATCTACAGCCCGGTGACGGTGGAAAACGCCCCCGGCCGGTACACAGCCAGCGCCAGGCGCTGCTCGGCACGAAGGGCGATCAGGTTGTTGAGGAAGTCGTCCTCGTTGGAGTTCGTCGCTTCGACGGTCAGCCCACCCCGGGAGAACACCTGCGCCGCGGTGGCGAACGCGCCGACGAGAGCGGTACCGACGGTGATGGCGGTGGTGACGACGACCCGCTTGCCCCACAGCATGTCGGGGGCCATCCCGCCGCCGTTGCCGTACGCCCCCGTGAAGGGTCCTCCCCCGAAGTACTGGTTGTTGGAGTCCTTCAGGAGTCGGATCCCCTGCCAGTCGGTGGGGTGAACCACGATGGCGTCCGGCTCGAGGAAGCTGGCCACCCTGATCTTCGTGATGTCCTTGTAGATGGCGTCGATGGCGGTGTCCGCCCCCTTGGCCTGGGCGGCGGTGAGACCTGACCGCTGGAGGATCCCGGTGAGGCTCGGAGCGCCAGCGCCGGACACGAGGGCCGCTTCGGTCGCCATCTCGACGAACAGCATGAGTCGGTTGTCGATGTAGCTCCGCAGCGCCGGGACGTCGGCGAACAGCTCGTCGGTCACCTTGAGAGTGGTGGCGATCTTGCGGACCGGCTCGTCAACCGCCGAGTAGACCAGCGTCGACGCCGGCTTGGCCGCTCCTTCAGCGACCGCGGCGGCGGCGTTCGTAGCCGCCGTTTCCTTGAGGTACCGGACCAGGGCGTTGCCGGTCTGGCCACCGGGCATCAGGTCCTGGACCGTGAGCCGCTGAAACAGGATCGGCAGGATCCCGGGCAGAACCTGGGGCTGGGCGAGGCCGCTGCCGGCTGTGCCACCAGCGGTGGTTTCGGTCAGGGTCGTCTTGAGCTCGACCGGGCCGGTCGTGAACGTCGCGGGACGGCCCGGGTCGTTGACCGACTTGAATTCGGCCGTGGCGAGGAGCTGGTCGGAGATCGTCTTACCCGTGATCTTCGGCTCGTGCTTCTCGGCGGGTGCCGTCTCGATATCACCGGCACCGACGTACTGCTTGCGCTTCTCGTCGAGGTACTCGATGTCCTTGATCTGCTCGGAGAACGCCTTGAGGTCAACCTCGATCTTGTCGAGCGCCTCCCGCTTCTCCGGCATGGTCATCTTCTCGTCGTTGACGACCGTCTGCGCTTCGACTGAGCGCTTGGTCATCTGGTCCTTGAGTTCCTTCAGGTCAGGCAACGGTTCTCCTCATGAAGAAGCCCCCGGCGAGGCGGAGGCTGGGGACGGTGGAGGACGGTGGACCGCTGGTCAGGTCACCGCCTGGAGGGCGAGCGCATGGGCCCGCAACTCCAGTTGCTGCTGTTCGTCGTCCCCGCCGGCGTCTCCGACGTCCTCACGGGTGGACTTGGTCCCGCCGGCACCTTCGGTGTCCGGCAGGGATGCTGACTTTTCGTCGCCGGCCGGGACCGGCGTGGCGACCTCGTTGACGTCCACCGCCGTGGCGGTCCCGAACGTGACCTCGTCGCCGTCCCAGCTGTAGGGGGTCTGGAACTGGGTGTCGTCCTGGGCGCCGCCGTGGACCTCGTAGACAACCCGGTCGTCGAACGTGGCGATGATCTCGATCCACCACGAGTCCGGATAGGCGGCCCGGAGCGCCTCGGACATCTCCTCCTGGCGTTCCTCAAATGACCCGACCATCGTCTTGGTGCGGACGAGCCGGACGGCTTTGCCGCCGTCGCAGGTGGCGCCGGCGGCGACGAGGCTGTCGTGGGCGCCCTGGATGTACTCGAGGTCCTTCGTCGAGTTCCTCGCTCCGGCCTTGTGGGCTTTGGAGGACACGACGAGGGCCTCGCGGTTCGCCGGGACCGGCACGAACGCTCCGTTGAGGAGCTCCGCTTTGGTGATGTGGGGGATGCCATCCTTCGTCTCGGTCTTCGGTCGGTGATACGCCACGCTGGTCGTCCGGATGTGGCGTTCCTGGACGAGGGTGCGGACCTCCTGCGCCCTCGGGATCGACGAGAAGGTGCCCCGGACCTTGAGCAGGTCACCGTCATAGAACGGTTTGCCGCTCCCCACCGTAGTGGCGGTCGACAGGCCGTGGTCGATGTCGAACGTGATGTGTTCGGGGAGCGGCTCGAACGCTTTGGCGTCGACGATCTCTCCGTCACGGTCGAGGGTCGGCGCGGACAGGATCACCTCGAACTCGCCGTTGGGGTCTTCGCCATCGACGGCCTTCACCGTGGCATTGATCGTGTTCGTCTTCATCGGTTTCCTCCTGCGAGTGCCCACAGCCGGGCGCAGAACGTTGGGACGTCGTCGCCGGCCGTCTTCGACGCTTCAAGCAGAGCGAGGACGGCGTCGGTGGATCCGTTGAGACCGGCTGTCAGGGTGGCCGGGTCGATGGTGTCGAGGTCGTCGAACATCGCCGCCCGGGCCGATACCTTCTGGGCCGCCTTCTGGTGGAGCCGGGAGCCGCCGGCGGCGGAGGCCAAGGCGAGGGCCGCTTCGGCCGACGGTTCCGTCGAGGCGGGAAGCAACGCCGGCTGGACAGGAGACACGCGGGTACTTACCTCGTCGATCGGAATCATCGTCGAGTTGATGTACAACCGGTCGCCTCCCTCGAGGGCGGGCCGGTTGTCGAGGGCCCGGCCTTCATTGGGGGTGAGCTGCGCCGAGTTGATCGACGCCTGGATGGCGATCGCCCGGGTTTCGAACGCTCCCCGGAGGACCTCGTCGAGGAGGAACTCGGCGTAGAACCGGTCGTCTCGAGCGAAGTCCGGGCGGAGCTGGAGGTCGATCGTCGACTCGTACAGACCGAGGCGGGTCGGCATCGTGTCCCGGTAGATCGACCGGAGCTGCTCCACGATGTTGGAGAACGTGGCGTGGTCCAAAATCCCGACCGCCGGCGGGGGCATGTCGTAGGCGGCGCACACCTCTTCCCGGTTCAGCTTCCGGGTCTCGATGTACTGGGCCTCTTCGGCGGTCAGGTCCATCCGTTTCGGTTCCATGCCTTCTTCGAGGACGACGGTGGCGCCGGTCTTGTCGGTCCCGCCAGCGAGCGCCTCCCAGTTGGCCTTCAACCGTTCAGCCGCTTTCGGCGACAGCGCATTCGGATGCACGAGTGCGGTGCCCGGCCGGGCACCCCGCGCCCAGAACGACGAGGTGGCCCGCCGGGCGGCGTCCTCGTTGAGGAGCGTCTGGCGCAACGGTTCGATCGGCGACATGCCCCGCACCGTCGTGTCCGGGTTGTATGTCTTGAAGTGGACGATGTCCGCGGACGGGATGCCGAACTGGGGGATGGTCGAAACGCCGCCGTAGAAGAAGTAGGTGAGTTCCCCGTCGACGTTGCGGGTGAACACGTTGGCGGGGTGGAGCGGCCACAGTTCGATCGGTGTCCCCGACCGGTCCCGGATCTTCACCCACAACGCCTCGCCGTAGACCTCTTTGGTGGAGGCCGTCCACTGCCAGAAAAAGAAGGCGTCGTGTTTCGGATTGGGGCGACGCAGCAGCTTCGCGAACGGGGTGTCCCGAGCGTCGAGGCGCCCACCGGCGGTCCGTTCGTAGACCTTCAGAGGAAGGCGGGCGGTCGCCAACGCCAGCTTGTTCACCACGGTGAATACCCACAGCTGCTGGCGGTAGATCGAGTGGTAGCTAGCGAATTTCGCTGTGAGGTCGACGCCGCCCGGCGTCCAGTACGTCGTGCGGGCAAACGTGGGGGACGTGTCGGCGAGGACGAGCTCGCCGCCGCTGACGATCATGAGCCCACCCCCTCTTCAGTCATGGTCGTTGCAGGTAGTCGACGTCGCAGCGGCTGACGAGGAGCTCCCCGTCGACCGGGACCGCGGTCCCGTCCGCGGCGGTGAGCGCCTTGGCGTTGCGGAGGACGATCGTGCGGCGATCCACTTCGTGCAGCGCCCCGGTGAACGCCGCCCCCGACTTGAGGGTGACGATGACCCGGTCCCTGATCCGCCGGCGCAGCAACCGGTCTTGCGTGGCCCACACGGTGGAGGCGAACAGGACCAGCGCCAAGACCGCCAAGGCCACGCTGGTGACGATCACAGGACGAGCATGTCCCGCTCTTCATAGACAGACGGGCCGACACCGGCGTCGACGCCGCATCCCCACAGCGCCAACGTCGCCGCGACCAGCGGGCTGATGTCCACCAGCGAGTTCTTGCGGCTCCACGCCCACGCATCACCCATCGGCCGCCGCGACGCGCCCCGCACGGCGGCATCCAGCCTGCCGTCGGCGGTGTGCCACACCGACCGGCGGATCAGTCCGTCGAGGAGACCCGAACAGGCCTGGGCGACGTCACGGGCGGCCGGGTTCGCCGGCTCGACTCCCAGTCGCACAAGGTCGGCGTTGATGACCGAGGCGTGGCCGCCGAGATCGACGACCACCGGGACCGCCAGGTCGCCCCGGAGCCGGACGACCTCCTCCGCGACCCACGACGTGCCCCGCCGATGGTCGACCAGATCGAGCAGCACCCCACCCGGGATCTGGACGGCCCGGCCGATCGACGCGAAGGCCAGATCCGGGGTGACGTCCACCGCCAGGGCGAGGAGCGGGCCCGGCCCGGTGCCCGTCGACGCCGCCCACAGGTTCAGCGGGAGGCCCGCCGCATGCCCTGCCGGTTCCTCCCACCAGCCGAGCCGTTCCCGGGCGAACTCGTCCGGTGGCAACGCCCGCCGTTCCGCCGCGATGTGGTCGACCGTGATCCGCCGGCCCAACGCCGGGTTCGCCTGCCGCCACGCGTCGACATCGTCGAGGGCGCAGCCGAGCGAACCGGGGCGATGGTCGCACCGTTCGTCGCCACAGGCCACGACCGGGGCGCACCACTCGACATAGACCAGCGACGGGTCGCCGCCGGCCCGGCCCCTGTCCCGCACTCCACGCAGGACCTGCGACGACGACGACCCTGCCGACGAGGCGTAGACGACCTGCGGGTTCGGGCGGGCCGACAGCGTCGGGAGCAGCGACCCCATCTCCGACGCGCCTAGGGCGAACGCCTCGTCGAGGATCACCCTGTCGCCGGTGAGGCCACGACCCCCGGATTTCGACCGGGCCCGGAACAGCAGCCGCTGGCCGGTGACGAGCTCCAATGACTCCTCGCCGTTCGCTTCCGAGATCCGCTTCACCCGGCGGCGCAAATGATCGTTGGCGTCGATGATCCGTTTCAGGTCCCGGAACGCTTCCATCGTCGTCGGGAAGAGGTGGGCCGTCCAGATGACGAGGTTCGATCCGAACAGGAACAGGTCGGCGAGAACGAGCGCCTCGAGGAGGTAGGTCTTGAGGTTCTGGCGGGCGGCGATGATCGCCGCCTCGAATCCGGCCCACTTCCCGTCGGCCCCCTCGGCCAGGATCGCCTCGAGGGCCAGGCGCTGCTCACCGTCGAGGGCCATCCCTACCGACGCTGCGAGGTCGATCGCTTCCGCCGCGGCGCTCGAGACATGGTCGGGGACCCACAAGTGGGCCGGGGCCGTCAGGGTGTCAGCCACCAAGATCCGCCATCCGTTGCCTCCGACGCTGCTTGAGTTCGTCCACCGGGTCGCTCACCGCCGCCGTCGACCGGGTCAACTCGGCCATCATCGTCCGGAGCTCCTTCGACATCGCCGCCATCGCCGACCCCGGATCCACCCCGGCGTCGAGCCTCGCGGCGAGCACGAGCGCCGCGGCGGCGAGCGGCGAAGTGTGCTTCCCGATCGATGCGAGGGTCGCCTCTACGGCGCCGAGCACGGAGATCCGCTGCCCGCCAGTTCGGCACCGCGGGCAGCGTTTGGCGTTGGCAGCTTTCGACTCGAACGAAGATCCGCAATCGGAGCAGACCCTCACCCCCACCGGTCCACCCACCGGGGCCGTCCCCGGCCCCTCATGGCGTTGCCGAGCCGGGCGCCGGCCGCCCGGTTGCACGAGCTGTGAGCCCAACGGAGGACAGCGCCGCCGCCGAGAACCTTGGGGATCGGATGGTCAGCGTCGAGGGCCTGGCCGGGCAACATCGGGAGGCGGCAAAACGGGCAAAGCGCACCGGCCGGCGGCGGGAGCCGCTTTTTGAGGGTCCGGTGTGGCCGGCCGTAGCTACCCACCGGCCGCTGGCGACATTTTGCGGGGAGAGAGATGCGGACAC